CATCACTTCTGTTGATGATGAAGAGACTGCGGACAATCCCTATGATGACCTAAACACAATCACAGGCGGCCTCAAGAAGGGTGCACTAGTGACTGTATGCGCTGGGTCAGGGATAGGTAAGTCTCTCTTCTGTAAAGAAGTAGCGTACCACTTACTGCAACAAGGTAAGAAGGTAGGGTACATAGCTTTAGAAGAGAGTGTGAAGAGGACGATGCAAGGACTTATGTCAATACGATTGAATAAACCCTTGCACCTCAACACAACACTTGTAGATGCAGCCGAGCTGAAGGAAGCTTGGGATGAGGTAGCCTCCGATAGCCTCTATCTCTATGACCACTTCGGGTCTACAGATTCAGATAACTTACTCAATAGAATAAGGTATATGAACAAGGCCTTAGGCTGCGACTACATTTTCTTGGACCACCTTAGTATCGTAGTGTCTGGTGCCTCGGCTAGCTTAGACGAGCGCCGACTCATAGATAACACGATGACTAAACTACGTACTCTGGTTGAAGAGACCGGGATATCACTGACGATTGTCAGTCACCTCAAAAGAATTGAAGGCAACCGAGGACACGAAGATGGAGTAGCTGTTAGCTTAGGGCACCTAAGAGGAAGCCAAGCTATCGCTCAACTATCAGACCAAGTCCTCGCCTTGTCTCGCAGTACAACGTCAGACACCAAAGACCTAACCACCTTAAGCGTATTAAAGAACAGGTACTCGGGTGAGACTGGCGATGCAGCAACACTTAAGTACGACCCAATCACGGGCCGACTTAAACAAACAGACCCATTAGATTTACCTAGTGAGTCTGTATCTTTTTAAATCAAACGCTTGCGAACAGGCAAGTACATTAGGACTAGCAAATGAAACTAACTCAAAAGAAATTGCAAGATTTATTTTATTACATAGATGGAAAGTTAATTAAGAAGCGTAGCGGTAAGAAGGTAGGCGTTAAGCCTGACCCCAATGGCTACGGAGCAGTAAGGGTAGGTGACCAAATATATAAAGCTCACAGAATTATCTTTATGTTTGTACACGGTTATCTTCCGGACATGTTGGACCACCGTGATGGAAACAAAATGAACAATAACATCACTAACTTACGCCCAGCTACTAACCAAGAGAACCAAAGGAACGCTCAGCTTAGAGTTGATAGTGCTTCAGGAGCCACTGGAGTTAGCTTTAGTCAAGGCAAGTGGCGAGCTTACATTTATATAGACAAGAAGCAAATAAACCTAGGCCGCTTCTTAGCTAAGGACCTAGCTATTGAAGCTAGACGTAAAGCTCAGAAGGAATACTTCGGAGACTTCTCTTATGGTGAATGACCTTATGGCAATCATCTTAGTGTTGGTATTAATCAACGCTCATTCAATTCTTAATACAACGGGAGTAATTTCAGATGCTAGTTTTTGATTTAGAAACAGACGGACTACTGAGCGAGGTGAGTAAGGTTCACTGCCTAAGCATACATGATGTAGAGGCAGACACTACCTACACCTTTGACTCAGCCAAAGATAATATCCAAGTCGGGATTAATCTCCTAGCCGAGGCGGATATTATAGTAGGTCACAACGTTATTAACTATGACCTACCAGTATTAGATAAGCTCTATGGATTTAAGGCAAATCAATCTAGTGTAATAGATACACTAGTCCTCTCTCGCCTTATCTATGGAGACTTATCTGAAACTGACGCAAGACTTATAGCTAAGGGAACACTAGACAACAAGCTCTACCGTTCTCATAGCCTTAAGGCATGGGGCCAAAGATTATCAGAGGCCAAGACAGAACAGAAGGGTTCATTAGATATGAGTGATGCTGCAGTAAGAGCGCAGCTTACACCAGAGATGATTGAATACTGTGAGCAAGATACTAAAGTCACAGCTAAGCTAATCAAGTTCTTCCAAGCTAAGAAGTATTCAGAGGAAGCTATCAAGCTAGAGCATGAGGTTGCATTCATAACAACTGAGATGCAGATCCAAGGTATTAAGTTTGATATAGATAAGGCAGAGAAACTACACGCTGACTTACTCATAGCTAAGCAAGAGTTAGAAGCTAAGCTACAAGAAACCTTCAAGCCGTGGGAAGAGAGTGAGCCACCTAAGATAGCCAAGGTTAACAACAAGAAGCTTGGCCGAGTTAAGGGTGAGCCATACGTTAAGACCAAGACGGTTATCTTTAACCCCGGGTCACGTATGCATATCGCCGGCAGACTTAAAGAACTATACAACTGGAAGCCTAAGGAGTTTACTCCTAACGGCTCCGCTAAAGTAGACGAGGTTACTCTTGGTGAACTGGACTATCCAGAAGCTAAGCTGCTAACAGAATATTTAACAATCACTAAGCGACTCGGACAATTATCAGATGGTCCGCAAGCTTGGATGCAAAAGGTGGAGAGTGATGGAAAAATCAGAGGTTACATTAACAGTCTTGGTACAGTATCGGGACGAGCGTCACATTCATACCCCAATCTGGGGCAAGTTGTGGCAGTCAACAAACCTTACGGACGTGAGTGTAGAGAACTATTCAGTGCTGAGCCGGGGTACAAGCTATGCGGTGCTGACCTTTCCGGCCTCGAGCTCAGAGTACTTAGTCACTACCTTGCACAATTTGATGATGGACAGTACAGAGATACAGTCTTATCAGCTGATGTTCACGAAGCCAACAGAATTGCAGCCGGACTCCCAGACAGAGCAGCAGCAAAAAGATTTATTTATTGTCTAATTTTTGGGGGAGGTAACTCCAAGCTAGGTGAGACTGTAGGTGGTACACCTGAAGAGGGAGCAGCATTAAAGGCTAAGTTCTTTAACGCTAACCCAGCCTTCAAGAAGTTAGTAGACCGAGTCAAGAACTTTGCTGAGAAGAATAAATATCTTCCCGGCCTAGATGATAGACACCTAACTGTACGTTCATCACACAGTGCACTGAACCTACTCATCCAATCAGCCGGAGCTTTAATAGCTAAGAGAGCGCTGGTTATATTCAAACAACTTTTGAAAGACAACGGACTAGAAGACAAAGTAAAACTTGTCCTCTGGATTCATGATGAATTTCAGATTCAATTTAGAGAGGACTTAGATGAAGACACAATTGGTAAGTACGCCATCCAAAGTTTCAAGGAAGCAGGCGAGCACTACAACTTCCAATGCCCCATCACGGGCGAGCATAACATCGGAAGGAATTGGGCAGAGACTCATTAACATCCTTGACGAATGTTGGGTGCGAGGGGTCTGGTTACAGAGCCAGACATTCAGAGACAACGCCTTCATTGTTGCATTAGCAGCAAGCGAAGGTTTCATTACAACTAAGGGGATAGCCAGTGATAGTTACTACGACCGCTGGCTTATCACTGACCGGGGAATCCAATGGCTACAACAAAACAAAAAGAAACCATAGCGCTCATAGACGCAGATATATTGGCGTACAAGTGTGCTGCGGTAAACGAGGTTCGTATCACTTGGCAAGAAGGTGAGGAACCATCACAGTATCCTAAGGATATCCAACTAGCATACGATGCTATGGACAATCAGATAGGTAAGTGGATGCAGCAACTAAAGCTGACTTCAGTAGTTATATGTTTGACTGATAGAAATAATTTTAGGAAAGAAATTTTAGAGAGTTACAAAGAGAACAGAAGAGGATTAATCAAACCGCTTCAGCTCCAAGCTCTTAAAGATTATCTCGCTGAGAATTATGAATCATACATCCGACCAGACTTGGAAGCGGATGACATCATGGGAATACTATCTACTCACCCAACGTTGTACCCGGGTAAGAAGATAATCATATCAGCCGACAAGGACCTGACTCAGATTCCCGGGTTTTATTTTAATCCTGACAAAGACACCAAGGCCAGACTTATCACTAAGGAAGAAGGTGATTACTTCCACCATATGCAGACACTGACTGGTGATTCTGCTGACGGTTACCGAGGCTGTCCCGGGATAGGACCTAAGAAAGCTACATTCATCTTAGAGAATAAACACGGTACCCCTTGGGAACAGATCGTTCACGCCTATGAAAGTAAAGGATTCACAGAAGAAGATGCTCTAGTACAGGCACAGGTAGCACGCATATGTCAGTACCAGAACTATGACTATAACAAAGCCAAGGTTATCC